ACGTCATTTGAGTGAGGAACAACAGAGATTTCCATGATTTGTTGAGCATCTTTTGTCTTACCTGAGACAATATTGATAGGGTTAAGTGTCATTCTACCAGTTTTATAGTTAACAACACCAACATTTGACCTTTCAATCATTGGAGTTGTTGAACCTGGTGCATCTAAAGAGAATAAACCGAGTGATCCAGTGTTTCTATCAGTGTTTGGAATGTCATAAAGGTAAACTTCTCTACCAATATCCAATACTCTGAAGGCACTAGAGCGAATATTGAACCCATCCATGGAAGAAATATGGAATTCATTACCAAAATCAATAGCATATTCAGCAAATTGATCGGTGGCCAACCTTAAATCGCGTCTCATTTCAACTGTTGTGATGTTAGAAGTGATAGATTCGTGACTTTGATCGATAACTTTAAGGAATTTACTGTATTT